TAATGGTATATCCTCAACAGTTGTTTTAGATTCTGCATTATTGTTAAATGCAATTATTACCTTTTCTCCGTAACTTCCAGTAAGTTTTTGCATTACATCATTCTTAATAGCAAGTTGCTTTTCCCTATCTGGAACACCATTGTTAAAATTCACCACTTTTGTACCACTAAAACCATTCTGAGTATCGTTAATTAAAAAACAAGCAATTTCATCTTCTAATGTAGCATAAGCAGTATTATAATCTGCTGGAGAATAATAGTAATATCCAGTAACATATCTTTTAATAATATAAATTTCGTTTTGTGCGCCACTACCAAAAACAGGAAACTTTTTTAATTTAGTATTTCTACTAACTTTTGTCCAATCTGGAGAATAAAAATAATTCTTAATTTCTCCTTTATCATTCATTTTTTCAGCTCTTAATGTTTCTCTTGGAAAATGTGTTATTGCTGATATTTTATTTCCATTATAAGTAATCTGAAAACTTGCTTCACCTAATAATTTTAGATCTTGGCAAACATTTCTTAAATCGTGTGGTTTTACTAAACCCCTCATTTGTGCATACTGTTCTGGCTTTTGTGCCGAATCAGTTGCATCTAATCCTTTTCCGTATATTTGATTAACAATACCATTAATTACAGCATTGTTAGTTGTACTATCCATATAGGCATCAATAAGTCCTTGATAATAGTCGTTATTTTCACCTATTGAAACATAGTTTTTATTACGTTCTTCTGTAATAGTTGGTCGTTCGTATTGATTTAATTGTACTAAGTGTAAGTTATCCATAATATACAAAGTTGTTATCGCCTGTACTTTGCTCTATATAAACACCATTTGAGATTTGGTAATCTGATAGAGTTTGGTTAGTACAGTACATTTTATCTTTAAAAATTATTGTGTTATCCGTAGTATTTGTGATTGTAATAGTATAATAGTTATTTTCTTTTAATATTGTAGGAGTTCCAACTTCTTCAACAAGAATATATTTGTAATAATAATCTAATTCAGTAATATTCATATTGCTATCTGTAAAAATAATTTTATTTTGTGCCTCAGATTTAATATCAATTTTATATGTTTTAACCATATTAGGATAGGGTGTTATTACCTCTCTTGGTATAAAGTTAATGTTTTTTGCTCCAATTACTGGGTGTATCTGCATATTTTAAAATAAAAAAGGGGAGGTTAATCACTCCCTCCCCTCCAATCAAACATATATTATGAATCACACAATTATTTAATCGCGTATTTTTTAACTATTAGTTCCTAAAACTATTGTTGCACCATCAAAGCCTGATCCAACAAAAGGATCTCCAGCTACAGCACCAGCAATAAAGTTCGCTGGGGTAAGCTCTTGACCGCTTAATGTTAATGTGTAACCAGAAAGATCTCCAAATGCCGTTCCAGTGGCTATTGTGCCACCAGACACTGACATTCCGTGATCTAATCCAGCCAACATACAGTTTCCGTTTCTATCTTCTACCACAATATGTGGTCTTCCGTAAGCCATAAGTTTTACTTCCTTATTATCTTCTTTTGATAATTTTGGTAATGTTAATGTTAATGTTTCTTCAAAAAATGTCGTTCCATTTTCCTGAGAGGATGTAATAGCAGTTTCCAAACTATTTGTTCCTTTTAAATCATATTGGTAAGCATTAAATGTTCCAGCAAGTCCAGTAATTTCATCGTCAGATTTTGTTACAGCTCCTAAATCTCCAAAATCGATAAAGTAAACTCTAACAATACCACCGATTACATCTTTGCAAGGTAATTTTCGCCCTCTTGTTAAATCGCAAGCCATATTATTATTTTAAATTAAGGGAGCATTTCAACTCCCTTGTTATTATTTAATTCTTAAACGTGGTAAAGAACGATATCAGAACCTATTCCGTAGTTAACTGCGCTTGTGTATCTCATTATTACGCGAACATTTTGACTACCGTCCAAATCACTCATATCTAATACTTTAACTTCGTTCATATCATTTAATAAACCAGTACCAAAGTATAAGTTAGATTTTTGAGCAGCCATTGCTGTGTTGTCATTAAGACCATTAGCAACGAATAATTTAACACCATCAAAAGAAAGTGCGCCATCACCGTACCACATATGTGATTGTGCATTTACACCACTATTAGTAGCAGCAAATCCACCTAAAGCTCTAACATAAGCTCTTGCTATGTTTTGTGAGATGTAAATGTGTACATCTTCTTTTCCGTAAAGAGCAGCAGGGATTGCATCTACAATTTTTCCTAATTCAGCTACAACATTCGCTGCATTAACAGTAGCACCAGCTACATCAATAACATCTGTATCAGCCAATGCTAAAGTAGCTAATCCATCAAATTCTCCAGCGTTGCCAGTAACACCTTCCCAAATGTTTTTTTCAGTTTTTTCAGCAACCATACCAGCAACGTGTCCAATAATAAAATCAGAAAATTTTGGTGGTAAGTTATCAAAAGCAGAATATCCCATTTGTACAGCTTCCCAGTCAGATACAAAATCTTGCTTACAAAATTGTAAATTTACTTGAAATTCCTCTGGTTGTAGTAATCTCTCAGTTAATGTTACTGTGGCAGTTGCATCAAAATCGCAAGAAGCGTTTTTAATTACGTTTGCATCAGTAGCCAATTTTTTCATTGTGGACTTGTATTTGATATTAGGCATTACTTCGATGCCTCCTTTATCAATAGTATTAGCACTTAAAAGAGCGCTTGAGATATATTTCCCAGCAAACTCTCCAGCATAAGTACTTGATATATTTGTTGTTGTTGCCATTTTTTTTTATTTATTAATTATTGTTAAAAATTTTATCAAAAACCCTGTCTCTTGTTGTTTTAACTCTATTAGCTGATATTTTAAAATTTACTTTGTTATCAACTTCTGCTTCAGGATTATGTTTTACAGGAGATGGAGCAACAGCAGAAAGTTCTTCTTTTGTATCTTCTATTACTTCTTCCTTCATTTCTTCTTTGTTACCCATTTTATCCTCTATCATCGCTTTAATTTCTTCTACAGCAGATGTAAATTCTTCTTTGGTAACGTATTTCATTTCTTCTTTTTCTTCTTCTAATTCAGTTTCTTCAACTTCTTTAGAATCATCAGATAATTCTTCTTCAACTACTTCTTCTTCAGTAGCATCTTTAATACTGTCAATTAAACCTTCTTCAGTAATAACTAAAATTTTGCCATCTTCTAATTTATATTCACCAATAGGTAAAGCAACTTGCTCATCATCGGTTTTTATAAATATAGATTTTCCAGCTTCAAAAGATTCTGCAACAAGTACAGTACCATTTTCTAATTTCATTTCGGCCATTTCTATTTTATTTTCAGAAAGATTAACTTTTTCACCAACAATATTTTTTATCTTGTTTAGTATTTCGTTTGCTTTCATAATTTGAGTATATATACTATAAACGATTTAAAACCTTTACTGTTATATTTTTTTGCAACTTTTTTTTATACTTTACCAATTCCTTGTGCTTGTAAACTTCCATCACAACATTTATTACTGTATTTTTTACCATCTGCACATAAGCAACCACGCTTTGTATTTTTAGGTGATGTATTACTTGGTGTTTTAAATCTTTTACTTTTCATATTTTTTATTTTATTGGTACACAGTTAGGAACCTTCTTACCATTCTTAATTTTAAATCCAATCATTTCATAACCAGCATAACAAGGTTTTTTCATTTCGTGCTTTTCACAAGGCATATACCATTCTTGACCTTCAAATTCGTGTATATGGAAACCTTCGCATCCAATATTTTCTGCCATTTGTTCTGCTTTCTCTTGTGTGCTATAAGCTAACCTATCATCAATAATAGCAAATGATTTATCTACTACCATAGATGATAAATTAATTTCACCTAGCTTTTTAAGTTTACTTTCACTCCAACGTAAACCAGCTTTACCACCCCATAATAAATAAGAGATAGTTCCGCACGCTTCTTTGTCGCCTTCATCATAATACTCTTGAGCCCTTGATAAATAACTGTACATTCTTTTTAAAGTTTCTACACTTATATTTTCTTTTTGTGCTAATTGTTGTGCGCGTATTTTACCAACTTGTGTTGCACATTTATTATTTACTTTCTCATTTAGTTCAATACCACGTTTAGCATTATTACTAACTGCTTGTGGATAATCGTTATAAGATTCTAATTCAATGTTTTTACCAGATTTAGTTCTTTTATCTTTTTTAATTATTGCTTTTATATTACTTAACATATATTCAGCTTCAGCTTCTTCAATAGCTTCTAATTCTTTACTCCATTGAGATTGCAAACTTGGGTCTTTAACTTGTGCTTTATCTGCAAAATATCCTTCAATAGAAAATCCTTTTACTTTTCCAGTTTTAACATAATCATTCCAAACATCTTCATTTTCTACTTTCATTGAAATCATCCAAGTACCTTTTGGAACTTCTAAACCATATTTTTTAGATTTATCCATTTCGGTATCTTCAACAATCCAAGATTCAACAACAGTTAAATTATTAATTTCCATTTCGTGTTCTAATGTTGCATTGTTCTGCATACTGTTTTGAAAAAATAATTCGCTTGCCCTTCTAACTGTTTTTTCAGAAAAGTAAACATAAAAAGTATTTTCTCCGTTCTTTCTAAATATTGGTTTGTTAGGTATTAAAGCAGCTCCCATTAGCAAACGTTTTTCATCATCTATTTTAGCTAGTTTTATTGCTTGCTCTGATAGTGTTACAAAATCAGATTCTATTGCTGGCATCTCTACGATACTAACCGCTTCGATTCCAGTTAGTCCTTCGCTATCTTCATCTAATATTAATTCTATTATATCCATTGTTTTTTATTTTAAAATGTTGCTTGATTAATTGTGTTGTTTTGTAATTGTTGTGCATTAGTAACTGCTCCAGCTACTACAAATGCTTGTATTGGTGGTTGTGAACCTAATGCTCCAGCCACTTGATTAAATCCACTTTGCCCTACTACGTTAAAACTCGGAGCTTGACTTGGTGATGTACCACCACCCCCTACTCCACCACCTCCAGATGGCGCTGAAGCTCCACCACCGCTTCCTTTAAATTTTTGTTTTGCTATTGTAGCAACATTAACTAAACCAGCAGCAGTAGCAATCCCAGCAGCAACAGCAGCTCTAATTGGTGCATCTGGTGTTGGTATGCTTAATTGTGATAAATAAGCTCCTTGCGCAGCTTGGTAAGTTTGTATTAATGTAGATGCAATAGAAACTGCTTTGTTAATTTCAAATGCCTTTTTTTGTTCCTTTTCACTTTCTCCAGCAAATGTCTTTGTTAATTGTGATATGGAAGTTAATCCAGTTTGTACAGCAGAGCGTTTTAAATCTTGCATTTGTTGTTCCGCTGCAAGATTATCTGCTCTTGCTTCATCTCCTTTAGCTTTATTTATTGCAATATACTTGTCATCTATCGCTGTAGCTTGTGCATTAAACTCTTCTTGTAAGGCAAGTTCTAATTCATTATTTCCATATGCAAGTTCCATTTTTAAATCAAACTGTTGTTGCAGTTCTAAAAGCTCTTGCTCTTGTGCTGTATTTCTAAGTTTCTGCAACATATTCCATTGTTGCTCATCTCTTGTTAGTTGTTCTTGTTCTGCTAAATCTTCTTGTGCTTTCTTTTTAGCTAAATAATCTGCATTAGCTTTTAAGTCCGCATCCCTTCTTGCATCTGCTTCTTTTTGATTTGCTTTTTTCTCATCTTCTATAGCTTTAAGTGCAGCTTTTTCTTCGTTGCTAAGAGCTATTATTTGACTTGTAACCTCTTTTTGTTTAGTAAGTTTAGCAGTTTCAAGATTTATCAAGTTAGCTCTTAGTTGTGCTTCTTCATTTAAATCTTCCTTAGTTGAACCAGCAAGAGCATTTTCAGCAACTTTTGCATCTAATCTAAGTTTAGCTGCCTTAATTTCTTTTTGTGTGATTTCATCTTCTAGTGCTCCAGCATCCTTTAAAAACTGTATTCTTTGACTTGTAGAAAATTGTTCTTTATTAACTGCTTTCTCTAATAGTTCTGCTCTATCTCTATTTGCTTTTGCTCTTTCTACTAATAAATTCCTTTCTAACTTATCTGCTTTTGCTCTTTGGTCTGCAATCTGCGCTGCAATCTTACCTTCTTCTACAAGTTCTTGTACAAATTCCTGTGTTTTTTCAATAGCTTGTTGTGTTTTCTCAACTACATTCTCAACACCTAAAACAACTTTTGCAGTTGCATTTGCAGCTACTTTACCAGCTTCGCTAAATTCTCCTTTAAATAATAAACTAACTGCTTTACCAAGTTGAGGTATTAATTCTAATAAACCTTCAAACCTATTAACAATATTTTCTTTTATAAGATTTGTAAACTTTTTTATTGCATCTACTGGATTTGTAAAAACATCTATAATTGCATTTCCTAAACTTGCTAAAACATCTATTAAGTTCCCAGTAATAGAACCTAATACAGTCATAAGTTTATTAAACTTGTTTTGACCTTCTTCTGTACTTGTAAAAGCAGCAGCAACAGATGATATAGCAAGAACTAACGCACCAATACCAGTAGCAATAATTGCCATTCGCATCGACTTAAAACCCTTGACAACTGATTTTATACCAGTAGTAGCTCCTTTAAATCCACTTACCATACCACCAGTAGCTTTATCCGCAGCAGCTTCAACACCAGATAAATCTCCTTGTGTTTCTTTTAACTCCTTGTTTACATCCTCTATGTCTTTTTTAGCTCCTTTTGTATCTGCTTTTAATTGTATTGTTACAACCTTACTCATTTAATCATTCTTAATTGGTTAATACCTTCTTTAATATTCATAGGCACTTTATTAATTCCTAACGCTATGTTTATATACTTATCATATAATTTATGTTCTTTACAAAGTTCTAATGCTTCTAATATTGTTTTCATGTAGGTTCGTTTAATAGTTCAAAAGATGTTTCTCCA